CGCAGCCAACGCCACTTGTCGATCATCCGGTCGGTGAGCGGTTCGCCCACGCCGAGCAGGAACAGCACGCCGAACGCAATTGAGTTCTCACCACCAGAGTGCGCTGCCTGGAACTTGCCAGCAAACTCTACGATCTCGTCGTCGTCGTTCTGGCCGATCACGTAGTTGTACTCGAACGGCTTTGAGTTGCTGAACACCCGTTGAATCTGGCGTGTGATCTCGGCAGTGTTTCGGCCTGTGTAGTCGATGTTGTTGCCGGTGTAGTGTGCGGTCATCATCGGTTCGTTGTGGAGCAGTGGGCGAAGATTGCCGGACGATGAGCGGACGGTGTGCGGTAATCCTGCTTCGGTGCGTGGAACGATTCGATACGTCATCGGTGCTGGCCTTTCGGTCGTGACTTTCCAGTTGCGGATAGCGATCGAGGTCATGTCGCAGCGGAGGCCGATGCGGTTGCGACCCGACATCGTTGCGGGCAACTTCTCTTGCACGTCAGCGATGAGGACGCCATCCCAGAACATCCGGTACCGGTCGTGTGATGGCACTTCGAGACGGATCTTGTGCCGCCGGTTATCCCACACTTGGCCGGTGTCGCCGCGGTCGCGCCTGACGTAGCCGTCGACACGTGTGCCGTACGGTTGGTCTGGTCGCTCGGCGCGCAGTTCGGCCGAGATGCTGACATGGCCGACCGGATCAGTGAGCCCGCCGATGCGAATGAACACGTTGGCGTCGTTGCCGGGTACACCATCGCCGGAGCCGTACATGGGGTGAATGACCAGGCTCGGCTGATACCAGGCGGGCGTACCGTCAGCGAAGACTGCGGGCCCGATGCCGATGGTGCGGATCTCGCCCTCGAGCACGTACGGCGGTGCGTAGTCCTCGGTGGAGGCGAACCGGTAGTACGACCCACGTGCGTCCACGTTGCCCGTGGTGGCGTTTCGTTGAATGCCGGGCCCGGTAGTGACCCAACCGGTGCCGAGGCCTGAGCCGGTCGGCACCATGACGCAAGCGGTGGTCACGTCCACGCGCTGAACCCTGTTGAGCCGCCAGCTACGGCCAACGTCCGATACTCGAAGTCGGTGTTCGTCGCAGCGCCGTAGTCGAGGTAGGTGCCGTTCGTCGGCACTGCGCCCGTTGAGATTCGGATGCCGTCGTCATTGACGGTTCGTTGACCGGACTGCCTGCCTCCAGCTGCGACCCTGACGTAAATGTCGTGACTGTCGACGGTGGGTTGCGAGCCGGTCGGGGTCGGGTCCGCAATCGCCACCGAGATGTATCCGGCAGCGTTGGCGGTGACCGTAAGCACGGGCGTTGCCGGTGGGGTGTAGTCCACCGAAATGCCGGTGTTCGTGTCGGTGGCTTGAAGGTCTTCGTCGTTCCATGTTGACAGTTCAAACTTGAGGCCGGTTGCGCCGTTCGCGAGGTCGTACTGCAGCGTGATCGCCTTGACCGCCGAGGCCACTTTGCCGGTGGTGAACAGCAAGGTGTCGTCGGATTCCAGCAGCCGGAACTGGTAGCTGGTCTGCTCGGAAACCGTCCAGGCCAGTGTCGGGCGGGCGACCGCGACCGTGGCGTCAGTGGCCGGAGAGTCAAGCGTCGGCGTTGCCGGCGTCGATGCCAACACCGTGAGCGCCGAGCCGTACGGGCCGACCGCGTCGGCAGCGTCCCACGTCTTCACCTTGTATTCGTGGGACTCCCCCGCTGAGCCCCAGCTCGACAGTGTGAGTGCCGAAGTGGTCGAGGTGTTCTTCGTCTCCGTCGTCCAGGCCGAACCGGCTACCGACCAGTAGCTCAAGGCTCCACCATCGACGCTGCGGCTGATCGCGTAGGCGCTTTGCGTGTCGCCTACGTCGGGGTCGCTGAATGCCCAGTCGAGCGTCAGGTCGGCCGTCGTGGATGCCGCCGAGTTGTCTTCGGGGCTCGTCCATGTCGGCGCGTTCGGTGCAGCGTTGAAAGTCAGAGCCGCATATTCAATGTCGTATGGCGAGCTTGAACCGTCAGTCCAGACAGCCTCCAGCGAGCTGCCCGAATAGCCGCGCTTGACTGAAAGGCTGTCGGCTGCGGCCGTGGCCGTGGCCACCGTCACCCACGACCCCCATGTGCCAGCGCTGCGGTCATACTCGATGCGCTTCACGTCGTCTGACGTGGTCCCGACCGCCCACAGGTGGATGTCGCCGTCACCGTCGTATGTGACCGACATGCCCGCGATGACACCGTCGCTCAACGCGGTCGGCGTGCGCGCCGTGGTCGTCGTGTCGCCAGAGTCGCGCTCTCGCACTTTGATCACCGACGTCGAGCCTGAATCGGCGTAGACCATGACGCAACGCGACCCGTCGAACGCCGACGAGATCCGACCTTCGTAGGCGTAGGAGCCGGAGTCAATCTCGCGATCAGTGCCCCACGTCCACGTCGGGCCGGACGTGTAGGTCGCCTTCTTAAACCTGATGCCTTTGCCGGAACCAGTCAGCCCGGTATCCCATACAACGTAAAGGTGTGGCGTTGATCCGGCCACGGTTTTACCGTCGCCCGTATGGTTGAAGTCGATCGACGGCGAGGTCGGCGAGTCGGGGGAATACATGCCGCCCAACGTCACTCTTGAGCCGACAGAAGAACTACCGCCCGACGTGGTGGTGACCGGCGCATAGAAGGCGAAACGGCTGTCAGCGAACGTGGTCGAAAACGCAACGTGCGCCACCCAGCCAGTGCCCTCGCGATGTGCTACAACGTCGGCGTCACCGAAGGCGGCTCCGCCCTGGATCGCGACCGATGAAGCCCACGTCCACGCCGTGCACGCGCCGTTCGGGGTGCCGCGCCGGTAGTAGAGCTTGTCGTCGTGCCGGTCCCGGTAAACGAGGTGCGCGTAATCGTCCAAGTCGATGAAGAAAGAGGAGTCCGGCGTGTGCGTGGTGCTGGTCCCGGTGAAGCCGAGCCGCCCGCTTACGTCCTCAGCCCAGGTCGCTCCGTCATCGGTTGAGAACCAGAACTCCAGCGATGCCGTAGTCGTGGAGGTGCCATTCCAGAACGTCGCCCACACGACGCCGTTCTGGCATCGATCAATCTTGCGCTGATTTGAATACGCCGTACCCGTAACTGCTGTCGTCGTGTCGATCGTCGTCATGCGAGTACCTCAATCTTTGCGGTGGCAACAAGGCCCAGCGCGACACGGAAAATGGAGACAAAATCACCGACAGCAACTTCCAAGCCGACGACCGCCGCCGTAACGGGAACAGGGTCAGGACGGTCAGGAATCCGCACTGTCAGCGGCGTGACGCACGTGACCTCACCGAGCACCGTGCATCGCTGGTCGTCGGGCTTCTCTTCACGTTGAACTACCTTGCCGTCCTCGTCGATGAACTGATTCACATCGGCCATCAGGTCGCCACGTACTTTGCGATAATCGCCCAGGCGTCGGGCTTGCCGATCTTGCCGAGCATGACCATGTCGGACGTCGACAACGACAAACCTTCAGTCTTGAAGCCGACCGGCATCGACGTGGCGTCCCCGGCGAAACGAACCTCGACCGGCGACAGCGACGTCACCCTCCCCCATGTGATCTCTTGACTCTTCGTTGAAACTTGACCTAACATCAGACCCCCCTGAGACTTAGCGACATGTCGGAACCATCAAGCGGCAGCGACCATGCGGTAACAACGAAGCTGCCGTCGACCGGTATCTCTGAGTCCATGTACCGCACTGCGTCGAAGTGGCCGTGAACCGCCGATGGGGCCACCTTGAGTTCCACGAAGTTCGCGACACGCTTCTCAACGTCGAGCGCAGCCTGCACCGCCGTCGTCAGCGCCTCGGTGCTCGCGTACGTGCCGCGAAGGATTCGCGGTATCGTCCGGCCCCGAGCCGCAATCGACGTCGGGCCATCCGCGACGTTCGACAGTTCCACGATGCCGCCATTAGCGATCGTCGGGACGTCGTTCGAGATGTCGTCGTTGTACCCGATGATCTTGTTCGCTGCGCCGTAATAGTCGGCTACCGACGTGCGCTGCTCCGACACTGTGGACCTATCGCCATTGGCGTTGTAGGTCCAGACTCGTGGCAGATTCTCAGGTGACACGTACGGCCTCGACCGGTAGAAGCCCTCACGGTCAGCGAAGAGCGCCCGGTAGCCAATCGACGCGGCCAAAGCGTTGACGATTTCGAGCGTCGTGCTCTCGTCGCTCAACGGGAAGAGCTTGTCTGCCGGGGCCGTCACTGCCGCCGACGTCTGGTTGATGATGAACTTGGACTCACCCGCGGCGGTAATCAACGCTTCCATCGCGGCAATGACCAGTTCGCCAGCGGCCAGGCTGTAGCTCGCGCCGTGAGGCTGATTCAGCACGTCGAGCTTGTCGAAGCATTCGACCTCGAACACGGCTGGAGTCTCGCCTAACGCCTTCTCGGGCGTCGACGGGAGGAACACGCCGAGGTTGCGACGGTAGAACGTGACGCCATCAGCAGAGATCAGGTGATACGGGCGGAGACGCTGCGACCCCCACAACAGTTCGCGGCTGATGCGAAGACGAGCCGAACCGTGCAACGTCCGGTAAATGCCACGGTCAACGCTCGAACCTGCGGCAATGAAATCGGATGATTCTTCGTCGTTCAGTGACGTGATGAACACGTCGTCCGAGTCGAGCACATCGCAACCGGCGTCGTAGAAGACTTGGCGACCCTCGACGAGTGCGACCTGCTGCGCCGGAGTCAGCGAACCCCACAACAGGACCGTCATACGATCTCGCTGTACGTGATTGATGTCAACGTGAAAGACACCGTCGACATGCGGTCAAAACCTCGCGCCTCAGAGCCAGAGACGGCAGAAATCATGCCAGCGACAGCACGGCCGCGAGTGTCCCGCAGTAGTTGGTTCGTGCCGATGCGTGTTAACAGCTCGTCGTAGTCAGCGCGCGAGACGTGAGTCAACGTGACCGGGAAAGAAAGCGTCCGGCCCGGCGTGGAGATGGTTCTGTCGACGCCGCCCGAATATCTACGCACTGAAGACGGCGTGATGACGTTCGCATCAAACGCGCGGGCCTTAATGATCAGCGCATCGGACAGGTCTGACAGGCTCGCAATGTGGAGCTTGTCGAGTGTGAGAATAGTCATGCTGCCCTCGCGTTCTGTTGCGAACGTCGACTCATCGAATCAGCAGCCAGCACACCCCAGCGCTCCGGGTCGATCTGCGAAGTTGAGGAGCCGTTCGAGCTTTGGTCGGACCGTGCAGGCCGCATCTGGGCGGCAGTCGGCGTGGAGGCAGCGCTACCGCTTGAAAGCGCCACGTAGTTATCGAACCTTCGGATGGCCACGTTCATGGCGTCGAGTTGCCCGACAGGAGACAGACCGGCGATCATCTTCAGTTCCTCAGCACCGATAGCGCCTTGATTGACGATGACCGAGAACCGCTGACGCATGGCGTCGGCGTCGGCGGCCTCTTGGGAAGTAGCAGCGATTGACTCGGCAGCAAACTCTGACTGTCGGATCGTGGCAGCCTCAAGGGCTTCCTGAGCGAGCAGGGCAGAGCGGTATGCCGTCTCGAGATCCCTCACCTGCTCTGCAGTCAAGCCGGCGCCCTCGGCAGCCAACCGCCACGCTTCGCGCTGATCGTCGGTGCCGACGATGTTGTCCATGGTCGCCTTAGTGAGTCGGAGATTGGCGTCTTGCAACCTCGTCGTGGCGTCATCCTTCGCCTCTATGGCGTCGGATGCTTTCTCTACGGCTCTGCGCTCATCCTCGATTAGCTTGACCATTTCTTCGGCTGTAGCCGTCCCCGAAGACTGAGCGAGAGCCAACGCGTACTGAGCGTCAGTCATGTCCCGCTGAGAGTCAACGACCTTGACACCAGCGTCAGACAGTGATTCCTCAGCGTCAGATACGGAATCTTCTAGGCGGGCGAGCGACTTGGCGTCGTTGATGCCATCCCAGATTGACGACAGCCGGTCAGCAGCACCTTCGGCCAATGAGTCAAACGAAGCAAGCACGTTCTCCGCAAGTCTGGTGGTGGCATCAATGGCCGCTTCTTCTGCGTCCTCGATCGCCTTGCGCATCTCTTCGCTGATCTTGTCGCCGGACTCGGAAATGCCGACCGCTACACCCTCAGCGAGCGGCTGGCCGACTTCCTCGGCCCAGAGGCGGGACGGGGACATCATGAAGTTGGCCTGCCTCACAGAGATGAACGCAGCACCGACGGCGTTCACGGCCGCAGTCGAAATCTTGTGAGCCATCCCGTCGATACCGACTCCCATACCTGAGCCGATCTGTTCGCCGGTTGTGACAGATTCTTTGTAGAGATCCCAACCAGCGTTCTGAATGTCGAGTTGGGCCTGGACCATTGCGGTCGTGGTCTTCTCTGACACGCCGTCGCTGACATCATCAAATGCTGAGACCATGTCGCGACCGGCAATGTCCGAGTAGTTGACGTAATCGCCGAGCGTTGCGTCAATCAGCTCGCCGTTAGAGGCAAGCTCGGCGGCCAGCGGTGCGGCCGGTTCACCCATTGCTGCGATGTACGCAGCAAACTCTGGACCTCCACGCTCGACGATAATGAGAAGGTTTGCTTGCCATACGGCGATGTCCCACGCCGACTGTTGCAGCTCGCCACGGAAACTTGCGACGTCTACGATGACGTCTTCATCGAAGGTGCTAAACGATTCGGCTCCAACCTTGGTCGCCCTGTCGATGTCGTCGGCCCACTTCTCAATGGCCTTGGTCGAAGCGTCGTACGTCTCGTTTGCGGCGTCGATTGCTTTGTCGTACTCCTCGAACTCCTCGGCGGATGCCTTCGCGGACTCTCCAGCCTCGTCGTTGGCGGCTGCGAGCTCCCGCGCAGCGTAGGCGGCGTTTCTCGCCGAGGTGTCAGTGCCTACGAGCGCATAGCCTAGGTCGCCCTCCACCTGCTCAAGGTCAGCAGCTCGCTCGGTGGCTGCCACTGTCGACTCCGCGAGTGCTTCAAGTGATCCGGCGAGGTATACGACTTCTCGGTCACTCGCCCCCGTGGCCTTTGCGCTCTCAATCAGTTCAAGGCTCATTGCCTCGAAGGCGTCGCCGCCCGCCAAGATCGCCGAAGACAGATCAGTAACCGTGACATCCGACGCGGCCATAGACGCCAGCAGCAAGTCGTTACCTTCGACCGTCGACATCAGGAACGTCGTTAAACCATCGGCAGCGTTACCCGCGGTTCGCATCTCTCCAGCGAGTTCTTTGACCTGCTCGCGTGCGGCTTTGCCTCCGTCCGACATGAAATAGAGAGCCGTACCGACACCTGCGGCAACGGTCGCAAGCAACAGGATCGGGTGACCGATCATCACAGCCTTCATCTTCGTGAGGCCAAGAGTTATCAGATCGAAGCTAAGGAGGATCTTTCCGCCGACCGTCAGCAGTGGTCCAACAGCGGCGATCACTCCGAGGAACGCGACGATAGCGATCTGTGCGCCGTCGGGCAGCTTCGAGAACGCATCAACGACCGTGGAGAGCCCGCCCGCAATATCGGCAACAATGGGGCCGATGATCTCGCCGACCTGAATCAGTGCGATCTGCACGTCAATCCATGCCTGCTTCAGTTGGTTCTGGCTCGTCTCTGCCATCACACCGAACGCGTCTTCGGTCATCCCGATCGAGTCGGCCACCGTGCCGAACGTGTCGCTGATTGCCGCAGCGTCGGCATCTAGAATCTGGAACGCAGCCGACGCAGCCTCGGACGAACCGAGCAGACGGCCCAGCTGTTCACGGTTGCCGCCGAGCTTCTCATCGAGCATTTGCAGAGTCGGGGCTAGACCGTTCTCGCCGATCGAATCGCGCACGTCCTCAGCGGACAGCCCGACAGCGTCGAGTGCTGTAGCGGCCTCAGCGGTCGGCACGACGAATGCACGCATCAACGCTTGAACCTGAGTGATCGATTCGGTGGCGTTGCCGTTCGTGCGGGTCAGCAACGCAACAGCGCCACCGACGTCCTCGAACGACGCCCCGGCCTGCTTCGCGAAGGGCAACACACGACCCAGTGCGCCAGCAAGCTGCGACGTCTCAAAGTTGCCGGCGCGAGCGGTGGCGGTCAGAATGTCGGTCGCCCGAGCAGCGTCGAGCGCTTCGGGGCCGTAGGCGTTCATGGCACCAGCGACAGCGCGAGCAATGTCGTTCGTCTCGCCGAGGCCAGCCGCCGACGCTTTCGCCGACATCTCCAGCGCCGACAGGGCGTCGTCGCCACGCAAGCCAGCGGACGTCAGCACGAACAGGGCGTCAGCGAGTTCAGCCGGCGCGGTCGCGGTCTCTCCGGCGAGCTGGAGTAAGGAGTCCTTCATGCCGTCCACCTCGTCGGCACCGATGCCGACAAGCGCAGTGATCTTCGACATTGAGGCATCGAAGTCCATCGACAGCTTCACCGCGCCGGCCCCGGCTGCAATGAGGGGCAAAGTTACGCCCATCGTCATTTTCTTGCCGACCGCCTGCATCTTCATGCCGACCTTCTGGAAGTCGACACCGGCAGACTTCTCGAAGGCTGAGGTAGACGCCTTGGCCTGCGCCATGGCGGCGACATACGGCTGGACCACGGCACTTAGGCGTACCGCAACATTCTTGGTCGCCATGTCAGCCCCCTCTCAGTCTTCGATCTTCTTGATGCCGATCAACAGGCCATCGAACGACGAATCCGACATCGAGTCACCCGATCGCGCCTTGGACGCAGCCCGGTTTTCGGCGTCACGGGCGGCGCACGCGAAGCAATGAACGGGAACCGCTTCGTACTTGCCGTCGTTCGCTTCGTCCATTGACTCGGCCGCTGGGTTGCCGCAACCGCCACAGAGTGAGGCGAGGTACTCCATGTACGCCAGCTCAGACTCGCGATCGTCGTCGAGCCAGAGCGGCTCGCCCGGTTCGACTACGCGACCGAGGAGGACGGAGCGGGGTGTTCGGAGATAGTGGGCCGCTTCGCATATGCGCCGCTCGCTAAGAGAATCGAAGCGGCCAAGCTTTTTGGCGCAGTGGCCACGACGTTCGCCGAGATGCACGCGGACCACATTTTAGTCCACGCGTTCACGTCAATCAGCGCCGACTCCTCTAGACGACGGACATCGGCCACCGTCATCACAGGATCGATACATGACGCTGCCATGGCCTCGTACGGGAACGTTTCAACGTTGTGGTCTGCTGACCGGTCAGCCTTGCGCTGCGACTCGGTCGCCGGATGCTCACGCAACAGGTCAGCCCACGCACGATGACCGATCGCACGGAACCGAAACTCGATCATTGCCTCTTCGAGCTCGGCTTCGATCGCGACCAGACGTTCAGCGGTTGCTGCACGTTTCGGGTGTGCGTCGATTGTGTCTGACGTGAGCGTTGGCAGCAGTGCGTCGAGTTCGGCGTGTTCGTCGCGCAAGGCCTGCGGGACAGCCGCGATGCGGGCGGTCACCACACGGTGATACGCAGGGTCTTCTGCGGTCTTGAGAATGTCTTCGATCGATGATGTCATTCGGTATTTCCCCTTGGTGAATGTTCGGTGAGTTCGACCACGACCCACGGGGACGCCAGCAGCAGCGCCCCGTGGATCGGATCAGAAGGTGATCAGGCCGCGGCCATCAGGGCGGCGTCGACGTCCGGGGTGGCGGTCACGTAGATCGACACCATGAACTTCTGAGTCGTGTTCCGGCCGTAGCCTTCGGGCCGCTTCTGACCGATCTGGCCGGGGTAGACCTCGGCCTTGTCGGTTGCTGCGGGTGCCTTGTCTGTGCCGGACCCACCGAACGGCAGCTTGACCAGGAAGCCGTTGTCCCGGAACTCGAGCGCATCCCAGCTACCTGTTTCGCTGTCGGTGTCTCGCTTGAAGGTCAGCACGATCGGGCCGGCCGCCGAAGATCCCACGAGACCGGTGTCGTAGATATCGTCGATGCCGGACGTGTCGACCGATGCCTCAGACGACGGCGTGTCGTAGTTGGTGATGTCGGTCAGGCGTTCGCCTGCGGTCATCTCGGTCAGTGTGGGCGTTGCGACGATGGCGCAGGCTGGAAGCCAGAACCATTGAACAACACCATCATGTGCGATTGCGGTCATTTGGGACCCTCCTCAGGGTTGATGTCCCCGGTGGGGATCGGTTGGGTTTTGTTTTCGACGTCGGCGGATGCCTTCGGCGACTTGGCTTCGACCCAGCCGCTGCGCGCAAAGTGCGCCAACCGGCTGTACTTCTTCACGATCTTGACACCCGGCAATTTCGGGTGGATCAACGTGATGAGGTCGGTGGGTGAGCGTTTGGTCATGATTCCTCCGTGGTGAGAACTGGTTGAGCCCGGTCAGTCGAACGGGTCGATGCCTTCAAAAGCTTTGGCGAGCCGCTCGGATGCGGCCGGAGCGTTGGACCACATGAACGGCTGAGGGGCTGTGTCGGACGTGCCGAACTCCAGGAAGAACGATGCGCGACTGTCGGCGATGACCGTGCGGTAGTTCGCACCGCCCTTCACGCGGATTGAGTCCTTCGTCTCGCCCGTATTCACTTTGACGTCGCGGCGAGCGTCAGCGGCCAACATGGCGGAAATGGCGGTCATGTGAGCGGATGACGCGACCTTCGCCTTGACGGCAGCCCGACCGAGATCGTCGGCGAGCCCTGATACTTGAGACATGTCGGCGACGACGGTCATGACGTCCCTACAGAAATTCGATCCAGGGCGTACCACACGGGCGGCTGCGCGTCGTCGTCGCGAATGATCGTCGTGGACGCCATCGGGAAGTCCAGCCAGATCACTTTGCGGCCATCGGACAGAGTCGCCGGAACCGCCGCATTGAACAGCGACCGGGCCTGGTCGACCAGCCAGCGGCACTGCGCCGGGTTCGCCGACACCGAGGTGATCTGGAACGTCGGCGATGCGTCTTCGTTCGGCTCATCAATGGAACCGTCGGTGATACCGCCAGCGATGGAGTAGACGACGACGTAGCCGCTGTTGGCTGGGACGGTCGCGGGTGCGACACCATCGCCCACCGTCAAGCCGCCATCCTCAAGAACGCTGATGCACCAGGCAATGAAGACGCGCTGCCCATGGAGGCTCATGTCTCCACCACCTCGCACGGGTAGCCCTTGAAGACCGTGAACGTCGAAACGGGAACCGCTGTGATCCGGTAGGTCAAACGGGTCAGGTCGGGATTGTCCGACGTTCCGAACGTGATCACGTCATCGATTCGCGCCGAGATGACATCGAACGGGAACAGCGCAATGTAGCGGGATCGGGTCACTTGCTCTTCGCCGAAGATCACCGTCGACTCCATCGACTCCAGTTGACGAAGCTGGCAATCTCCGGTGTAGATCACGGTCCCTGCAGCGTCAGCCGACATGACGCCTGTGGTGGTGTTCAGTGTGCCTGGGGCGCCCGGTCGCGTGATCGTGGCCGTATCGGGTAGGGCTGCTTCGGAATCAGTGCGCATCGACGCCATTTCGAGAGCCGTCAGCATCAGACGTTCGCGATCTTGCGGCGGTACGACTTCTCCATCGTCCGGCAATGACTGAGCATCTGTGCTCGCTGGAACATCTGACCGTCGCTCGTGAAGTTGTACCGGCTGGCCACCTTGCCCGCCTTCACCTGCCACGCCTTTGCGGCGGCCGCGTTTAGGTTCCAAGTCGGAACCCACGTCATACCGCAATAGTTCCAACGCACATCGTCATCGGAGATCGCATCAGCGAACGGCTGCACGCCGGAGACGGAAGGCCACACCGGTTGGACGTCATTCGACCTTGCCGGGGTCGAGCACATCCAGTAGGAACCGTTGGCCGGGTTGGGTGTGATGATGTCCCCGACGTAGTAGACGGTTGACGGCGCCCACGTTGGAGCGTCGATGCTGTTCCCGACATTGTTGCCGCCGACATCGACGCGTCGAGAGGTCTCAAGGATGCGCCCCAACTCATCGATGGATAGCGCCGGGTCAGACTCATGGTCCGCCATCATCTGCAGATCGGATAGCGCAGTTGCAGCGTCCATGAATCCTCCCGGTCAGTCAGTCTGTTCGTCGCCAGCGGGGGACTCGTCGGCGTCAGCCTCGGGTGCGTCCTCTTCGGCATTAGCCTCAGGGGTTCCATCGGTTTCAGCTTGAGGTGTCACCTGCTCAGCGGCCTTCTTGCTTGCGGCCCTC